CAGGACTGCATAATATGGCTATACCCGTCGGGAGAGAATCGTCAAGATTAAAAAGAGCCGCGCGCAGACTTCGTAAAAAAGGTTACTCTGGCGAAGCGGGGAAAATGTTTGCTGCGGCAGAAGCAGCGAGGCTTAATGAGCCTACTATAATGACTCCGCAGTTTAAGTCGGAGCAACAGACAGCGAGCGATTTAGTTTCGTATGCTCAAACAGTAGCATCTGATCCGACGTTTGATTATGAAAAAGACATAGCCCCTTTACGTCAAGCGTTCTTTGGTAACTTAGCTTCATCCTCTTTGCCTGAAAATCAAAAGAAGATGCTAAGTGGTAGATTTACACCAGAGCTTGATTCTATATCTGACCGCGCTCTTAAAGATAGATCATCATTACAAAGCATACGTAACTCTGATGCGGCCTATCAAGCACAACAATTACAGTTGGCTAATGCGCAACAAGAATTAAAGAAAGCTAGAGAAGCAGAGGAGATGACACCTGAGATGGCTTCCCAGTTAAACTCTATCATTACAGACAAAGAACTTAACAATACCGATAAGTATATGGAGATCACTTCGTTTATAACTAAGAATCCAGATTACTTTACATCTAAGGAGGGAGTCACTATTGGTAAGATAGCACAAGATGCTATACCTCAAGTTTCTATAATGGAATCTAGAACAGATGTTGTAGATCCATACACAAAGATTGGAATAAATACAGCACTCGAAGCTAATTCGTTGTCCGGATTAGAAGAGGCTATGAAAGAAACAGATCTTTCCGATACACAGAAACAAAGTTTACGGAATAGTCTTAAAGAAAAGAGAGATACATTTACTACCAAGACGAGGAATGAGCTTCTCGAAAGAACAGTTGGTAAAGATTTAGCGGCTGTTAAAACTGCTTCGGTTAAGCTAACTGGAGAAAGTGATGCCACAATCGCGTCAGTTGCTTTAGTCCAAAGAGATTTACAAAACATAGCTACTATTTTAAGAATCAACTCAAAAGCTTTAGAAGAACTTAAAAGTGAAGTTGCTACTGCGATGCAAGAAGCTGAAGGGTCAGCCAGTAAAACAGGTGGTCCTTCAGAATTAGCAGCCGCAAAAGCTACAGACTCTTTGAAAGATGTAATGAATGCGGCTGTTCAAGAAGTGAATGCTTATGCGATGCAGATATTGACAGGCGGATTTAATCCAACAGCCGGATCTTCTAGACGCGCACCTAACCCAAGTATGCGATCAATAAACATGATTGCTAACATTGCTAAAATTAACAAAGAACAAACCGATTAATATTTTGTTGTGGCCGTTTCCAGTACCATTGATCAAACCGCTGACGAGCAGGGTAATCTTCTCGCCAACCCTATTCATTCATACGACGACTGGGAATCACAGTTTAGTACAGACTCTTCATTAGACTTTGAAGAGAAGCTCCCTTCGTATATTGACTACCTAAGAACTTCTTTCTTTGAAAGAGGTGAGCTAACCAAAGAAGTAGAGACTTCTTTACAAGGATTCTATGCAGACCAGATCATTGGTGATCGTCAAGTTACTGACGAAGAGTACTATGATATTGCATCTAGATCGACGGCCTTCAATCGTACTCTAGATGATGATGCTGGTTTAATTAGAGCTTTAAAAGGGGAAGAAGAAGCACAAAACTATTTAAACAGTGGAACGGCTGCAAAGTTAAAAGCTTCAAACGAAGCTAGAGAATCTTTATTAGCGACTGGAGATATACCTTTTGCCTCCTTACTACAGAATAACATGGGTGTTGTTCAGAGTGGTAACTACTTGGATCAAGGTGCAGTCGGAACTAAAAGGTATAATGCAGAGAAAGCAGCTCTCGATTCCTATAAGAAAGGATACTTAGATCCTAGAGACTTATGGCAAGTTAGCGAAGGATTAAATGATTCAGGTATCGGAGGATTAACAAAGTTTCAAGTTAGACAAGATGATGAGCTTCTTGCTGCTCTTGGACAAACGTTATCTGACCAAGCAAAGGATGGAGAGACTACTTTAAATGATTCTATATCCTCTTTAGTTGATTTAGATTTTTATAGAGAGTCTCAGGTAGATCCAGAGGCAGGTATAATATCACGAGGTTTTCAAGAGTTCAGAGCAGAAGACCCAACTAAGATTGATCAAGTAGTATTGAACAAGCTTCCTGAGTCATTGGACATGGTTCAGGAGGCAATAATCGATAGGTTCTTAGATAACAAAAACTTAACTGGTTCTGCGGCTGAAGATCAGATCAGAGGTAGATTACGTGAGCAGGATACTTATTCTAAATCACGAGTAGCTACGTTAATAAGGGAGCTTGCCGTTCGTCATGCTAATTTACAGGGTGCTTTTAAATTCTTTGAAGATCCTTCAGAAGATAAAAAGAATATTAGAGTAACTGAAATGGGTACAGTTATCGCTCACCCATCTTTAATGAGTCAGCGAGATAGGTTTGAAAAAGCTGTAGAGTCTGATGCTCGACTTACCGAAGATCAGAAAGACGTAGTCAGAGAGCAGAGAAAAATTTACATGCAAGGCAGAGTCAAGGCGATGGACGAATTGTTCTCAAGCTTTGATGCTGTAAGTAATAAGTGGGAGGAAGCAAAATCCCGTAACCCTTCAGGATTCAACAAAGAACCCGTCGCTTTTATCGACGACTTTTTATCCAAGAGTGCCAACTATGACTCCGTCAAAAATAAAATTGGCGGGGTCAAAGCCTCTGTAAAGGATGCACTCTTTGGTATGATCCACGCAATTGGTGCAGTCGGGTTCGGTAGTAAGACTTCTGCGGAGTATTTAGTTAATCATCAACAAAGAGAATCTAAACGTAACGAGCTTGCTACTTTATTTGGTAAGCCTCATGGTATTGGTTATGAGTTATCTACGTTAGTAGCTCCTGTCGTTACTGACTTAGGGGTTACTTCGTTGCTAACAATTGCAACAGGCTATGGAGGTGCAGCTTACGCATCTGCAAAAGCAGGGGCAGGGGTAACATCGAGAGCAACTTCTAGAGGTGTAGTAAAAGCGTTGACCGGATCGTTCTACTACAAGCAAAGTGGTATGACTGCTAAAGAAGCGGCAGAAGCTTTAGCTACTAAGAAGTTAATTGATAAGTCTGGAGTTGAGGGTGCAACGGCGGCTATCCAATCTTTCAATAAGATTGTGCAGGGACGCATGGCGATTAACTCTAGTTTGTTTTTAACATCAGCGAACCGATCTGCTGGTGGAATGTATGGTACAATTTATTCGTCACTACCTGACGACATGAGCCACGAAGAGAAGCATGACAAAGCGTTAGGTCATTCTTTAGTTGCTGGAACAGTGACTGGACTAATCGTTGCAGGTATGAGTGCTATTGGTCGAGGAGGTCTAGAGAATATTCTCTTACGAGATATGTCATACACTAGTATGAAAAATATCTTGAACCGAATGGGTCGTGTTGAATTATCTGATGGTGCGCTGAAAGAGGTTCTTAAAACACACATCAAGAAAAGATCTAATGAGATTATTAAATCTAAACTACCGACGCAGCTATTTAAAAATGCAGTCGATGAAGGTTTCGAGGAAGGTCTTGATCAATTTATAAACTCATTCGTGGAAGACTCTGCGCTAGATCGCAAGACTCCAATGCGTGAAAAAGTTATGCAAGCTTTCCATGCGGCACAGTTAGGTGCAATCATGGGAGCTAGTGCGCCCGCCGCTAAGAAAGGCGTTAACTTAGTTAACAAGTTAAGAGGAGCTTCTTATGTTGACCCTGATTTATTTAGAAGCCAAGAAGTTGAGCGCGCTGTATCTGCGTTACAAGCAGCAGGTTCTCCACTAAGTGCCGCTGAACTACGTACACAATTTACAAAAGCAGCCAGAGAAGTTAGCAAACCAGGGGAAACACCAGAACCAAAGCAGCCATTACCTACAACAGTAGACCCAGAGGGGGAAACTCAACCGGAACAAGGACCACAGTTAGAGCTTCCTGAAGACTATAAGAGCAATCTTTTAAGTCAATTGGAACAGTTCTTAGAAGACCCTGCAAATACTTTTGCCCCAGTTATTGAGCCACAGTTTTTAAGTGCAGCGTTAAAAGATAAAGACCTTTATTTTTCTAAGGGTGGTGTTCTTTTAGGAATAAGAAAACCTGATGGAGAATGGGCTGGAAAACGCCCTGAGTCAGATGTTGATTTTGAACCTGTTACTCCTCCGGATGCAGTTACTCCTCCGGACACAACTCCTGATCCTGATCAATCAGATCCTTTGCCTGAAGGAGAGGAGCTTCTCTTTCGTGCTAGACCCGAAGAAGGAGGTGTCTCTCCGCGTGAGATTGATCGAATACTAGGTGAAGGGTTAGCTTTTATTAATAGGGAAGGAGATCCTTTCGCCGAGTTTAGTCCAGAAGAATTAGGTACGCGAGAGGGGATAAGAAAAGTATTTAGGAAATTCTGGGCGCAAAATGGAGAACGCTTAAACAAATACGGGGTACGGAAACAAGCAAGTACAATTGGAGGTATGGGGATACAGCCTCGATTTCCAAGTGATATAATTTTTAAATATAATACTGAGTCAATTGCGAGTCGCCTATCAAAACTAGACTTTTCTAAAAGAAGAAACGATCTACGTATTGTGTTCGCGGAAGAAATGACACACGTTTGTGAAGCTTTAATGCTCGCTGATGAATACAGAAACCAGTCAGACATAGCAAGTTGGCCTGACTATTTAGCACAGAGAGCTAGTAAAGTTTTAGCGTCTATGAATCTTGAACAAATTGTAGAAGCTAGAGTTGAATATTCTTCAGCAGACGTAGGTGAACGAGCGAGGAAGAAAAAGGATCTTTTGGAACAACTTAAAATATTTGACGTTGAATCTTTGAGAAACGATCCAATTAAATTTGCAAAGAAAGTTTCAAAAATTGTAGATCAAGACCCTGAAAATCTTGTAGCGGAAGGTGTTAGACAATACATACAATTTAGAAAGTATGCGACAACTACAGAATCTTTTAGGCGAGATAGACCTGTATCCAAATCATTTGTTCAATATGTTGCTAAAATTTTCAGGGTGTTCCGACAAGTACTGGACGGGTTGGGATTAGATACTCAGACACAGAGTGTTTTTGATGCGTACATACTTGATGTAGATAAAAAAATAGCTGAGTTCTGGGAATACGACTTTGAACAATCGTTCGCAAATAATGAAGCAGAAGCACAAGTTAGGATTGAGCGCGCTATAGAAACTGAAATAAATTCTGAAGAGTCTGAAGAGTCTGAAGAGTCTGAAGAATCAGAGAAAGATATAGAATTCGTTAGCGTTCTTGAAACTGATGTTGATACATCAATCATAGAAAATAGTAGGAATTCACGCAGCGAGTTAGACACTAGTGAGACTGAGCAACGGTTAGCTTCTATGATTAACACTGCAAAGTATGCAGGGGGTACTTTTGGTATAGATATACAATTAGATGAAATACCTACGGCTGAACGTGGAGCTTTCTGGTCTGAAGGAGAACAAGTATATGTCAACCCTTATGGACTTCATAAACTTATCGATGGGTTGCGAGATGAAGATGCTCAATCAGAAATAGAAGCCGAGATTGTTAGGCAAGCAGCTAGCGTTGCTGCATACAGAAACATATCTCAAGCTGAGATAGATCAAATGGTGCAAGCTACTTCGGATGCTGACTATCTTGAAATAGTGAAGACCCTACCAAAACAAGAACAAAGTTTAGCTCAACAAAGACTTTCATCCCCTGACTCTTCTATCGTTGCGAAAGAAAAAGAACGTCTCGTCGAGCATAGGATCAACGAGTTCAGTTCGCGTTTACTACGAGGACATACAATTAACGAAGACAGGTTATTCTTTAAAGGAAACCCAGGGTGGGTAGGAACCACATCGTATTATTTAGAGGGAGTACTTAACAGAGTTTGGGCGGCTAGAGATGCTAGGAAAGAGAACCCATACTTAACTACAGGCATTAAAAGAACTGTAGAAGAGTTACGTGCAATGAAAGGTAGGTATCGATTACCTGTTAGGGAAATGAGGTTCGATAGGAACAAGCCTGAATCTACGCTACTAGCCTTGAAGGATATTATTGATGAGGAAGAATCAACTAGAGAAGCTTTAGATGATCGTGTAGTTACTGAAGAACCAGAAGTTCCTTTTAGAATAAAGAATGTTTTAGATACATTAGAAGTTCCTGTCTATGAAATAGGAGCATACAAGAAACCACCTAAGTGGATAAGTTGGTTAGCCGGAAGAGAAGACCCAAGACTTAGACAACTTAATGAAATGCGGATGCAGTATGGCCGCATGATTAATAAAGAAGTACGAGAGTACAAAGAGATATTTGATCAGCTAATAAAAGATACCTATGGATCTCATAAGCTAGCTCCGGCAGAACTTATTGCTGCGGCTACTGGATCTACTAGAGGTGTACTTATAGATGACAGAACAAGAGAACTTATAGATACTGAGTATCTTGAAGCCGTTGAGTTGATTAACAAGACGTATGCTGACTTACCTGTTGAAAGAAATCGATTGATTGATGCGGCTGATGCAGCGAGGAATCAAAGAGTTAAGTACGAAGAGTCTGTAAAGAAAGCACAGATTGAAAAAGCTAGATCAGATGCTCTTGCTTCTATTGCAAGAGACTCACCTCAGTTAGCTGAACATCTGGGGATGTTGAGAAATAAGGTTGATGATCTATCGAAACAAATTGGTAAGATGACTGGTGATCAAAGTGTCAGCATGCAAGCGCACATTGATAATCAGTTAGGGATTTATCTTACTCGATCATATAGAATTTTCTCAGATGAAAACTGGATTGATGATGTTCTTAATAAAGAAGAACACAGAGAGCTACGTAATTCTGTTAAGAAAGAATTTACAGAGTACCTTATCAAAGAAAAGTCCAACTCACTCTTTGAAAACTATGAACGCCTTAACGTAGAAGATCGTGAGTCTGATTGGAACAAGTTGAGTTACACTAGTAAACGTCAGCAAGTGATGATCGAAGCGACAGAGCAAATTGCTTTACAGCAAAGAGCCTTTGCCGAACGTGGTCAAGACTTTGGTGATGCTATCATAGAAGATTTCTTATCCTCCTATAAAAAAGGTTTCTGGGATTCTGCTTCGTCTGAACTTCAGAATAGTACAATCGATGTGCTACGTAAGAAAAAGAATCTACCTGAGTTTATGCTGAAGCTTCTTGGTGAGTACAAAGGTGACACCGGAGACTTCAACTTGATGCGTACTTTTGCTAACGTAGGTTCGCTAGCTTCTAACTTAGCAATGGTGACGAACATGGTAACTGTTGGTAGACGAGGTGAGTTGAAAGATAGATGGTTCGTAACCAAAGCTGAACTAGATCAGTTGAGGAAAGAAGACCCAGACAAATACAGCGAATGGGATCTTGTTAACAGACCAAAGAAGGTTGGTCACGAAGTAGGCACAAGTCGCTTTGATCCAACAAAAGATTTTATTGATGAGAACGGAGAGTCTCAAGGCCCACTGTATGCAGACCCTGAGTTTATCAGTGACTACGATAACCTGATGAGATTCAAGGAAAGTATTTCAGACACACAAAAGATATCTGAGAAACTTGATGGTCCACTTAGAAGGTTAACTGGTATGGCACTAGGTGCTAAGACTTTAGGTAGTATACCTTTCTTTATAAGGAACGTGGTATCTAACGTCTTGTTCTTTGGCCCTGCCCAAGGAGTCATGCCTCTAGGTAAGATGTTTATTAAGGGAGCCGATGGGCGTAAAGGTTCTCTCTTTGAAGAGCTTTCAAGAAAACTAACAACCCCCGAAGAAATCGATGACTACTCTTCAAAGCTAATTAAGCTAGGTGTTCTCGACAACGAGTTAACTTCTTCACTACTCGAAGCCTTGAAGAAAGGTAAGTACGGAGAGGAAGATATCTTGGGGGACATGAATAAGTTCTTGAATGAGGCAGCCGAAGCGGCTGGCATTCCAGACTTTGCCAATGCTTCTGAAAAAGAAAAGCAAAGCTTCTTAAAGAAAGTACTTAAAGGTGGAGGCGAACTTAAAGCTAAGACATGGGACGCATCTGTTGATAAGCTCAGAGCTTTATCAGAAGTTGTTGATTCGTTCTATAAGATAGCTTACTTCGAGACTGAGTTAGATACTATGCGTAAAGCTAGAGAAGCGGCTAAGTCTAATGATCGTATTGCTAACATGACCGATGCGAACCTCGAACAAGAGGCAGCACGTAAAGTTAAGATGACTGCTCAGTCATACAGTCAAGCACCACCGATAGTCGCGGGGATGCAGAACTCTGTCTATGGAGTTTTGTTTGCACCATACTTTAGGTTTAAGTTAGAAGTTCCTAGGATCATGATCAATACCTACAAGCTTGGTATTGAAGAAATGAAGAGTGGCAACTCAGTTATAGCTTTTAGAGGAGCCAGGCGATTAGCCGGAATGAATACGATGGTTGTCGGATTCTCTATGTTAGCTAAGAGCTTGGGAGAGAAAGCTGTAGTAGCAATCATCAATGCCTTCGGTGGTGAAGCTGAAGATGATGACCTTACTACAGAGCAAGAAGACATCATCCGTATGGGTAGTCCGCCATATCTTAGAAGTCATACCTTCTACTTCTACAAGATGAAGGATCAGCTTTACTCTTTAGACTTAACCTATGTTAACCCTTTCGCTATGTACGCGGACTCATTCCCACGCGCATGGGAACATTTAAGACGCGGCGACGAAGCAGCGGCAGTGTCCTCATTCATCGATACACTAGTCAAAGTTCCGTTCTTGGATGGGCAAATAGCCTTCACAAGTTTACAGCAAGCTATGGCTAACCAAGATGCTGAAGGGAATCCACTATGGCTTACTACTGATACAGCTTATGAAAAGATAGCTAAAGGAATGGGACACGTATTCGCAAAAGCATACGCGCCTCCAACCATTGAGCGTCTTGCTAAACTAGCCGCCGCAGAAAATGCGTCTCGTGAAGAACTGTTCGAGACTCCATACGGAATGCTATTGAAAGAGCTTGTACCATTCAGACCATACGCTATCGATCCATCTCAAGTAAAGTACCGGATCATGAAGGATCTATCAGATGATACTAATATACTTGAGGGTGATCTACGGAGTATACTAACTGGTAAACTCTTATCACAAGACGACATTGAAGACGTTGCGTTCAATCAGATTGAAGGACACCGCCGTATAGGTGAGACTCTTAAAAGAGTTTATACTCCACTGCGTGAGCTTGGGGTGTCAGCCGATGAAATGCAAGAGGCGATGCAAAGGATGATGAACCAAGAACAGCTAGATACTTTTGTTTCTGAAAATGCAATGCTACTCAAGACAATTACTCCATCTATGCAGAAGATTCTTGAGGAGTCTGAGCAACAAGATATACGTGAGAGATATCTAACATTCGAGCGA